ACGGAATTTTTGATGAATTATTTAAAAGGGCAACGGCATTTCTAAAGGGCAATAGCAGAGAAAAACGGCTTTTGCCTTTTATTTACATGATAGACGATATAGAGAAATGGGATAGCATAGAGGAATTAAAGAAGAGCAATCCAAATTTGGGCGTGTCTGTATCGGTGGAATACTATTTGGAGCAAATAGAGATTGCAAGAAATTCAATCTCAAAAAAAGTTGAGTTTATGACAAAGTTTTGTAACATCAAACAAAATTCAGCCGTGGCATGGTTGGATTATTGGGATGTTATGAAATGCGTACATGAAGAAAAGCCGTTATCCCTGGAAGATTTTAAAGGGTGCTATTGCGTGGGTGGTATCGACCTATCAAGAACCACGGATTTAACCGCAGCAAGCATTGTAATAAACAGGGACGGAATAAACCATATATTCACACGGTTTTATATGCCACAAAAGCGGTACGAAGTGGCAATTAACGAGGACAACACGCCGTACAACATATATAGGGACCGGGGCTTTTTGTTCATATCCGGGGAAAACCAGGTGGACTATAAGGATGTTTACAATTGGTTTATCGAACTTGTGAAAGTGTATAAAATCAAACCGCTAAAAATCGGCTATGATAGGTATTCGGCAAATTACCTTGTGGAAGATTTGAAAACCGCCGGGTTTCACACGGATGATGTATACCAGGGAACGAACCTCACACCTATATTACATGAGTTTGAGGGGAATTTAAAAGACGGGCTTTTTGATTTTGGGGACAATTCCATGTTGGCGGCACATTTCCTTAACGTGGCGGTGGATATTAACCTAAACGATAGCAGAATGAAACCCGTAAAAATTGAAAAGCGTATGAGGATAGACGGGGCTATGAGTGTGTTTGATGCCCTCACAATGGTTTCCAAGTACCACAATGAGATAGGCAAGAAATTATTGAATATAAGCAAAGAAACCGCATAGATGCAAGGGAAAATGCGTTGCGGCAGCAGTATTAAAGTGGGTCAGAATTTCAACACGAAACATTATAGAATGTTGGTGTGGGAAAACTGGCCCTATTTTTGAAGAAAGGGGGAGAAGAAAACGGGAATTATCGCAAATGTATTAAATTCATTCCGGGCAAAGTACAGACCCCTACTATTGAGCCGTGGAGAGTATGAGCCAACGGGAACATTACGGGATAATGACATTGTGGGAGCAATTGCGGATGCAATCGGAAAGAATGTTGGCAAGTTGAAACCCCAGGTAATCCGTAAGGATGAAAAAGGCATGGTAATTAAAAATGATTACCTTGCAAGGCTTTTATCTTTACGCCCATGCCCGGAAATGTCAACCTATGATTTTTTATACCGTATTGCCGTTGATTTGGTTTATACATCCAATTCCTTTTCCGTGATTTTTTGGAACAAGGATTTTACCAGGGTTGAGAGCATCCAACCGATTACCACAACATCATATAGGATTTTTGAGGATGATAAAAATAACATCCTTTTCCGCTTCCGTTGGGATTATGACGGAAAAACGTACACCGTGCCATACCAAAATGTAATCCATGTTAAGGCGAGATATAATAAACGCCGTTTCCTGGGAACAACGCCGGATATGGAGTTAAAAAGAAGCCTGGACCTCATAGAAACATCCGGGGAAACCATAAAGAACATTGTAAACCGTTCAAATTCTTTAGCCGGGTATTTGAAATATAACAATATCGCAGATAATGAAGAATTGAAAGAAATAGCCCGGAATTTCCAGGATGCCTATATGAACAAGGACAACGCCGGGGGAATTGCCGCAATTGATAACACGGTGGAGTTTAAAGAAATCTCACAGAGAACGCCGAGCATACCGACAAACCAAATTACATTCTTACGGGATAACATATATCGTTATTACGGCGTGAATGACAAAATATTGACTTCCACGCTAAACGATACCGAGTTTATTTCATTTTACGAGAATGTAATTGAACCTATCAGCGTGCAATTGTCCTATGAGTTTACATTTAAACTCTTAACGCCCCGTGAAATTGGTTACGGAAACCGCATTGATTTTGTGGCAAACCTTTTACAGTATGCCACATTGCAGACAAGGGAAACCATAGGCGGCGGAATGTTTGACCGTGGAGCGTTGACAATTAACGAATACAGAGAACTTATGTATTACGGCCCGGTAGAGGACGGGGACCAAAGGTTGGTATCTCTAAACTATGTCAAGGTTGGGGACCAATCATTGTACCAGGTAGGGCAGCAGAACGAGCCGCCGGATGATACCGGAGCAAATGACAGAGAAAAACGGGCAATGCAAGCGGCCGCCCGTGCCTATATGCAGATTATGAAAGGGGGTTAATGGAAATGCCACAGATAAAACAGTTTATTGCGTGCAAAAATGCCAAGACCGCAACCGTAAAGCCGTTTTGTGAGATTAAAAACATCACAGATACAACGGCGGACCTTTATTTTTACGGGGATATTGTTTCGGATTGGTGGGGAGCATGGCAAGAAGAGGACCAATACCCGGATGCAATCAAAAATTTCCTTGCAGAAGCAAACGGCAGAGATTTAAACATTTACATCAATAGCGGCGGCGGTTCGATATTTGCCGGAATTGCTATTTACAATATGCTTAAACGCTACCAGGGAAAGAAACATTGTTTTGTGGATGCCCTGGCCGGTTCGATAGCATCACTTTTTCCGTTTGTGGATAGTGACAAACCAACAATTCCAAAGAACGCCTATTTGATGATACATAAGCCGTGGTGCGATTGCGAGGGCAACGCTAACGAATTACGCAAAATGGCGGACACATTGGAAGCCGTAGAAGCCGGAATTTGGAGCATCTACGAGGAACATTTAGCAGAGGGCGTAACAATCGAGCAGATAAAAGAGTTAATGGAAGCGGAAACATGGTTGAGCGGCGAGGAAGCCGCAAAATACTTTAACGTGTCGGTGGGAGAAGAAAATACCGCCGTTGCAGCAGTCCAGGACTACACGAAATTATATTGCAAGAACACGCCGGAAGCATTAGCCGGGGGAAATCCGCCGGACGATACCAAGGACCAGGCAGCAGCCAAAGAAAAAGAAATCAGAAGCAAAATTGCAGCATTAACAATTCAACACATGGAGTAAGAAAGAGAGGAAAGCAGCATGAACAGAGAACAGTTAATGAAAATGAGCAAGAAAGAGTTAAAAGCACGCCTTGTTACCGTGGGTAAAGAAGCCCAGGACAAGAGCGGCGAGGAATTAACCGCCCTCATGGACGAAGCAAGGACCATTGGGGAAATCCTGGACGAGATTAAAGCCCGTGAGGAACTTGCAAGGGCAGCCCAGGCAGCAGCCGGAGAGGGCGAAGGACCGGACGGAAACGCCGGAGAGGGTGCAGAGGTCAAAGACCAGGCAAGAACAAAGAGCGGTAAGGCATTAAAAGCCGGAGCAAAGACCACATACAACGCAAAGAAGATTGCTAAACCTATGGCGGCACTTTCCACCACAACGGGCGTTGTTATGCCACACCATACAAGCCCGGACATTGCACCGACATTTAACAACGTATCATCCCTTATTGACCGTGTTACAACTATTCCGCTTGTAGGCGGCGAAACATATAGCCGTCCTTATGTGAAGTCATACGGGGACGGGGCCGGAAGCACCGCAGAGGGAGCAGATTACAACACATCTGAACCGGAATTTGGTTACGCAGAGATTGCAAGAGAGAAAATCACAGCATACGCCGAAGAGCCGGAAGAAATGCAGAAATTAACGGATGCAGATTATGACGGCGTTATTGAAGATAGCATTACAAGAGCAAGAGTGATTGACAACATCACATACAACGGGGTGCGTTTTGCAACCTATTATGATGAATATGATGTTATCCAGGTAAACGGGGACCGTGTTGTTATCGGTATCGGCAACACCGTGACGGCAGCAGTAAACGCCGCCAACATTGCAAAGGATGAAGAGATTGCAGAAGCCCCGGCGGATGCAGAAGTACCAACCGACATTCCGACCCAGGAAGAAACGGAGAACGCCCACGGTTTCAAGGTAGGGCAGAAAGTAAAGGTTATCAATGCTTACGATTACTACGGTAATATGTTTAAGTGTTGGTACAGTAAATATGATGTTATCGAGGTTAAGAATGACAGAATTGTTATTGGTATCGGTAACACCGTGACGGCAGCAGTAAACGCCGCCAATTTAGCAGCAGCATAAGCAACGCCGCCTTTAGGAATTTGGCTACCAAAAGAGCAAGGAAATAATGTATATCACGGAACTAAAAGCACACCTTTAAAAAGTGTGCTTTTTCTTATAAATAAAACTTTTTAAAAATATTGCGTAATATGTATTGACATATTACGCAATATGCAATATAATAAAGACAGTTAAGAGAGGAACACAAAGAAAGAGAGGAAAAGAAAATGTGGGAAGTAGTAAAAACAGTAAAAGGATATGATATAACAAGAATGGTTGGAAGCCGTGGTGCTTACCATGTATCAGTAAGAGAGGGGAAAGGCTTTAGAGAGTTCCACACATTCAAAACCATAAAGGCAGCGGTTGAGTTTATCGAAACTGCATTATAAGCATTGAGCCGGGGCAAAGTCCCCGGCAGAAAGGAAAAACAAAATGAGCAAAAAAGACGAATGGACAATAAGATGTAGTGGACACAATTACATAACATTAGAATGGAATGAAAAATTTGTTTTCTGCCTGGATAATGATATGATGTATGCGGAAGAAATGATTTATAAAATTGAAAAAAGAACGGGCGTAGATTTTAGAAATATAAAAATAAAAGGACAAAAAGAAGATTTTACCGGATTAAGATTTTTTAACGGCGGTTGGAAGCGTGATTTTTGGGGAAATTTTCCAAGCAAAGATGAAATAGAAGCATACATAAAATTAAAAAATGGAAAAAGATAAACAAAACCCCGGCGGCAATGCCGGGGCAGCAACTAAAACGGCCACACCGTGAACGGGTGCGAGTGTCCCAAGCCACTATAAACCGTTGAGGGGTTGCAACAATAGGCGTTGCGGTACTGTCTGACAAGTTTTAACCCACGTTTTAATGTGAAACGGGGAAGCAATGAGGTATACACCGGGCAAGGGTGCATTGCTTATATACACAATCGTTTAGACCAATGCCCGGAAACCCAAAACGCCTATATGATGCAACTATATATTGAAACCCGGTGTTTCTGTGATTTTATCAATGGTAAATACACGCACTTTTAAGCCTGGCACATTCCGCCGGGCTTATTGCACATAAAAATAAATTTATAAATATTGCGTAATATGTATTGACATATTGCGTAATATGATATATAATAAAGACAGTTAAGGGAGATACATAAAACCTAACGAGTACCTGGGCGGCAGAGAAAGGAGAATAACATGGAAGATATGGACAAGAAAGAAATTAAAGAAGTCATTGAGTGGTGTGACGAGAAAGGGCATAGCGAACATGAGATTTTGGATTTAATCAGAAGAATTGTGGATGCGAAGCCAAGAAATGAAGAAAAGCCTAATGAATAGGCTTTAGGGATGCAGAAAGGGCGGTGGACTTGCCAAAGCCGCCCAAACTGTAAAACCTATTATATACCATAAGGCAAGAGAAAGGAAGAGGGCAACGGATGCCAAAAACAAAAAAAGAGTTCGACCAAGTGAAATACCAAAATCAGTTTATAAATGAGAAGTATGACCGCATCAACTTGACCGTACCAAAGGGAGATAAAGCCGTTATTAAAGAAAGGGCAGCAGCCGCCGGGGAAAGCGTGAACGAATATATTAACCAGGCTATTAAACAGAGAATGGAGAATACAAGCAATGCCTAATAAATACGGAATAACGGCAAAGGAAGCCACAGAAGCATTAACCGCCGCCATGCGATTATTACCACCGCCAGGGAAAGAGGATATAGAACTTATAAAAAGAAACCCTACTTTAAATTGGTGGCAAAAGTGGAAATTGATACGCCAAATTAAAGGAAGGTAGCACGGAAGAAAGCGAGGAACACAACATGGGATTATTTAGCAACCTATTTTCAAAAAAGAACACGGCAGCAGCACAACCGCAGCCCGTACAGATGCCGGAAGAAAAAAAGCCAAGATATATTGTAAAAAGTCAACGCTTTATCCTGGATAATGTAAAAGACCACATGGAAGATATTATGGACCTTGTGGAGAAAAACGAGGATTACAAGTTAAAAAAGAAAGACCTCATAGAAGAAAATAGGGAAGATGAAAACATCTATGAATATGAATTGAACGAAAAAGCCACAATAACCACTATATCTTGTGAGGGGGGGGTGGAGCAACTACAAGTATTTGTATGCAATACCCACATTGGAGATATTAAAAAGGGCGGCATAAGCAGAGTAAAGAACCTTTTGAAAAAGGGAAACATAGAAAATATATGGTCCGAGGTTTCCGGCGGCAACTATAAACATTTAAGGTATGATGCCGGAAAAGATGTATATTACTATGATGAATTAGAAAAAGAATTTAGTATTACCATTGAAATAACCTATAAAGAAGAAATCACAGAATAAATAAAGGAACATAGGAAACAGACGGGGACAACAACGGATTATTCCGGGTTGTCCCTATTGCCGTATCAAGGGGGGTTATTTTTATGGGTAGAAAATACAAACAGTTAAGCCAAAATGATAGAATATCAATGGAAACACTACTTAATAAAGGTCATTCCGTACAAGAAGTTGCGGACTATTTACACGTTCACAGAAGCACCATTTACAGAGAAATGAAACGGGGCGAGTATGTACATAGAAATTCAGACTATACGGAAGAGGTGCGTTATAGTAGTGATAAGGGGCAACAGACCCATGATTGGAACGCCCAGGGCAAAGGCAGAAACATTAAAATAGGCAATGATATTAAATTGGCGGAATACATAGAAAATAAGATTGTGGAAAATAAATATAGCCCGGAAGCAGCATTGGCAGCAGTAGCAACAAGCGGAATAGAATTTAGTACCACTATAAGCGTAAGAACCCTATACCGCTATATTGACAACGGCATATTCCTTAAACTTACCAACAAACATTTACCCGTTAAGGGCAAGAAGAAAAAGAAAAATAAGAAAGTCCAGGTGCAGAAGAGAGCAGCGGCCGGGGAGAGCATAGAGAACCGCCCGGATGAAGTGGCAACCCGTGAAACATTCGGACATTGGGAAATGGACACCGTAAAGGGCAAACAAGGCGTTACAAAATCATGTATGCTTGTATTAACAGAGAGAAAGACCAGGGACGAGATTATATTTAAACTAAAAGACCAAAAGGCGGAAAGCGTGGTGGATGCCCTGGACCGTTTAGAAAGAAAATGGGGAGATATGTTTTCTAAAGTGTTTAGAAGCATCACGGTAGATAACGGCGTGGAGTTTTCGGATTGTAAGGGCATGGAGCGTTCGGCGTTGACACCAGGGGAGAAACGCACATATCTATTCTACTGCCACCCATACAGTAGTTATGAGAGAGGGACCAACGAGAACACCAACAAACTAATACGCCGCCATATCCCTAAAGGGGAAGATTTTGACGAAAAGCAAGATAGGGACATTGAATTTATAGAAAATTGGATAAACACATACCCACGGGGTATTTTTGGTTTTAGAACATCAGAAGAATTATTTAAAGAAGAGTTGGAAAAAATCACGGCATAATATTTTTTCAAAAACTTGTCGCAAAACTATTGACAAAATATAGATCGTTTTAAGACGTAAAAAATAGCTTGCGTAACCATGTGAGCTATGCTATAATATATTATTGTCAGGGCGTGCGAGACATTGCACTGACCATGGATGGATTCCCGAGTGGCCAAAGGGGACAGACTGTAAATCTGCTGCAAATTGCTTCGGTGGTTCGAATCCACCTCCATC